ATGACCGAAGCCGACTCGACTACAACATCACAGACAGGTGGTGCAAGCCGCTGCATCTACTGCTGCACGCCAATCGATGTTGGCAAGGGAGTCGGCGATCACGTCATACCGGATGCGTTGGGTGAGTTTGTCGGGGGCTTCAGGTTCCGTCGCATCTGTCCACAGTGCAACAGCATCATCGGGGCATGCGAACAACAACTGGTGTCGTGTGCGCCGGAGAGCTTTCTTCGCAATCTCATCAAGCCTCAGTCGAAACGGAGCCGACGGCGGGGAGCGTCTGGGTTTCGATCCGCAATGGGCGCGGCGGCGCCGGTCTTTACCGTTGAGACAGGCGACCACTCGGTGCCCGTCGAACCGTCGAGGGACGATCCTCGAAACGTGCATCCCGTGGACGCCGTAACCGTACACGACAAGGCGGGAGAGAAACATCACATCCCCCTGCTTCCGGGCATGGCAGTTAAGGATTTCAAAGAACGTGTGGAAGCCCTGGGAATCGGTCCACCGAAGAAGGTCTACCTCGACTGCGGCGAATGCAACTATGACGAGTTCCGCGAATTGATCGAGGAGACCTGGCCAGGTTGGCAATGGCAGCAGCAGCGGCCGACGAAGGAGCCGGGCACCTACCGTGTTTACGGTCATGCGATGTACACGATCAACCTGGCCTACTTCAGGTCGCTGGCGAAGATTGCGTTTCATTATTATCTGTGTTGCACGCAGCGAGAGATCGAAGGAACGGAGCCCGAGTTCGAGGGAGTCCGGTCCTTTATCATGAGCGGAGGTGACAAGGATGAGTTCTTTCATTCGTCGGGACGAACATTCATGACCCCGTTCGGCGCGACGGCCGGCGGTGCGGCAATCACATCGACACGGTGGTCGCACATCCTCGCTGTCGACGAGAGTCATGATGTCGTTGTTGCGTATGTACAGCTGTTCGTGGGTCCCGGGTGGGTCCCAGATCCGTATTACATTACCCTGGGAAGATTGAAAGGCCGCATCGTTCTGCCGAGCTACGTCCACGCTCATGTTTACGAGTATGCACTTAGGACAGATACACACCAGACGAAAGGAACTGTCCATAAGGCCTCTGTGAGCCGGATGCGCTGAACGCGTACGTTCAGTAACAACCATTTTCAGTACGATCTCGACGCTTGACCGGGCGCGAAGCGCAGGCGGGCGTGGCCGAACTCGAAAGGACACGCCCATGCCGAAGCGACCCGTACAAACCGATCCCGCCGAGTTGACGCAGCATGAGCGCTTGCGCGAGTTGGCGTCCCTCCTGGCCCGGGGAATCCACCGCCTCCGCGCTCGCCCCACCCCCGGCGGGGAACCCGAACAGCACCAAGCGGAAAACTCTCGCACATGCCTTGATCTCTCCGCGCGTCCGAGCCCTGATGGGACGGCGTGTTAACTGAACGCGAGAAAGGAGAGTTCAAGATGTCTGTCGATGTTGATGCTGCGGTCGAAGCGCTGAACCGGATGACGGTTCCGGAACTGCGTGCCCGTTACGGTGAAGTCTTCGGCGAGCCCACGAGGTCGTACAACAAGCAGCACTTGGTCAAGCGAATAGCATGGCGCCTCCAGGCCATCCACGAGGGAGATCTGTCGGAACGCGCTCGGCAACGAGCGGCGGAGCTGGCGAATGACGCCGACCTTCGCGTCACGCCGCCACGACCACCCATGTCCGCATGCGCGGCGGAGGAAGACGTAGTTGTCACCGCGCCGTTTCGCGTTGCCCGCGACAAGCGCCTGCCCATGCCCGGCGCGCTGCTGAAGCGCGAATACAAGGGCCGCATGATCCAGGTGCGCGTTATGCCGAGCGGCTTTGAGTTCGAGGGCGAGGTCTACCAGTCATTGTCCGCGGTCGCCGCGAAGGTCACCGGGTCTCACTGGAACGGATATCACTTCTTCCGGCTTCAGACCCGATCACGAAGGCGCAAGGAGGAGGTGGCCTGATGAGTCGCAACGAAGTTGATCACGTTCGATCCTCGTCCAAGCTACGATGCGCGATCTACACGCGGAAGAGCACCGAGGAAGGGCTCGACCAGGAGTTCAATTCGCTCGACGCGCAGCGCGAGGCGGGCGAGGCCTACATCGCAAGCCAACAGTCAGAAGGGTGGGTCTGCCTGTCCGAGCGCTACGACGACGGAGGGTACACCGGTGCCAACATGGATCGGCCGGCACTCAAACGCCTGCTGGGCGACATCGAGGCAGGGCACGTCGATTGCGTGGTGGTCTACAAAGTTGATCGCCTGGGCCGATCGTTGATCGACTTCGCCCGCATGATGGAGACGTTTGAGAAGTACCGCGTCTCGTTCGTTTCCGTCACACAGCACTTCAACACGACCCACTCGATGGGCAGGCTGACGTTGAACATCCTGCTGTCGTTCGCGCAGTTCGAGCGGGAGATCATCTCCGAGCGCACGCGGGATAAGATCGCGGCGGCCAGGCGTAAAGGCAAATGGTCCGGCGGGATGCCGGTGCTGGGATACGACGTGGACCCGCGCTCGCTGAAGCTGTTGGTCAACGCCAAGGAGGCCGAGCGTGTGCGGGCGATCTACGAGCTCTATATCGAGAAGCAATCTCTGATCAGGACGGCGGAGGATCTGAACGAACGGGGTTGGACCACGAAACGCTGGACAACCCGCAAGGGACATGAGCGCGGTGGCCGGCCTTTCGATAAGAACAACTTGCTCAAGCTACTGACAAATGTCGTCTACCTCGGAAAGGTGAAGTACAAGACCGAAGTGCACGAGGGGGAGCACGACGCCATCGTGGACGAGGACGTGCGGCGGCGAGCCAATCAGATCCTGCGAGTCAACGGCCGAACCGGCGGAATGCACATCCGGAACAAGTACGGTGCGCTCCTGAAGGGGCTGCTGTACTGCGCTCCATGCAAGCTGGCGATGGGGCACTCCTACAGCGTTCGAAACGGCAACTGCTGTTACCGCTACTATGTGTGCTACACCGCGCAGAAGCGAGGTTGGCATGCATGCCCGTCCAAATCGCTCCCGGCCGAGCAGATCGAGCGGTTCGTCGTCGACCGCATCCGGTCGATGGGGAAAGACCCTGAACTCCTGTCGATGGCGTTGGACCAAGCTCGGCAGCAGGAACAAGAACGCGTCTCCGAGCTGGAAAGTGAGAACCGCATTCTCGAGCGGGGACTGAAACGCCTCAACAACGAGATTCGGCAGGCCGCGACGGACGCTGCCGGCAATGGACGTGCGGCGGCCCGGCTGGCCGACCTGCATGAACGATTACGCGAGACCGAACGACGGGTGACCGAGGTGCGGGACGAGCTCGCACGCGTGCGGCGTCGCATGGTGACCAAGGACGAGGTCGACTCGGCGTTGGACGCCTTCCAGCCGCTGTGGGAGACGCTCAGTCCCCGCGAGCAGGCCCGCGTGCTGCGCTTGCTGGTCAAACGCGTCGACTACGACGGCCAGAAGGGGACCGTGTCACTGACCTTCCATCCAAGTGGGATCAAAGCCCTCGGCCAGAATCCATCGGCGACGGAGGTTAAAGCATGAATGACGATGTGACAGTGGAGTTCAAGGTGCACTTCGAGCGTGGTCGGGCCGGGCGGTTGGAGGTCCACAATGGCGAAGCGCCGCCTGAGCCCGAGGTGGAACCCGGCAACGTCTCGCGGGTGTCGAGGCTGATGGCCCTTGCGATCCGGATCGACGGCTTGGTGCGGGCGGGATGCGTGGCCGACTACGCGGAGGCGGCCCGCCTGGGCCACGTCACCCGGGCCCGGATGACCCAGATCATGAACCTGCTGAATCTCGCCCCGGACATCCAGGAGGCGATCCTGTTCCTGCCCAAGACGACGAACGGGAGAGATCCCATCTCGGAGCGCCACCTGCGACCGATCGCATCCATCGCGAACTGGCGACGGCAACGTGAGATGTGGTCAGCGATCAACTTGTCACGCGGGGCGATCGCCGAATAATCCTTTGTGTGACGACTCCGGTTAACAAGCAGCCGCTCCGCGACGCAATCGAAGCCTTTACGCACGTGTTGATGGCTGCCACCGTTCCCTCGCGGGATGGCGGTAGGGTCATTCCCGACCATTTCGGCTCCGCTCTGCTATCTGACGCAACGGATCACGTTTGTGTTTCAGTGCTATACATGCTCAAGCGTATCCTTGCCTGCGCCCCCACAGCACGCAAACTGCCGCCGGGAATTCGCCTTGAGCAGGCGGCGTCCCCAAATGGTCCTTGGAGGCCGATTCCAGATGCCGCGGCGCGCGTTTTTGTCGTACCGATGAGAATGGACCAATCGACAACAGCGCTTTTCGCGGTACTCCATCGTCTTGTAACAGCGATCGCGTTCCCAGGCAGCAGGTGGAATCGACTGCAAGCACAGAATCCCGGAGGCGATCATCCGCGGTACCGGGCGGGAGACGTTCTGCCCCAGGAGGACATTGAACTCGTAGCATCCGCCGAAAGACTCCTTGAGCTGGTAGACGAATCGCAGTTACCTATCGCCGACCAGTTGGATATCGACCCGATCGAGACTGCCAAGGCAGTGCGACTGAGTTTTCAGCACATGGCACCGACACCACGTTCTGTTCTGACTCCTTCTGATCAGCAGCAGGACACGAAAGGTGACGAGCAATATGAGTTCCGATTGGAAGGAGGAATCTGGCGACTCGCCTACGAAGGGAAATCAGGCGAGATCCCAAGGCGGGATGCCGGCGGGCTCTCCTACATTCAGTATCTGATCCGTAACCCGCACCATTACGTTTTTGTCGTAGAACTCATTGCGAACGTGGATGGTCACGATGCCGTCAAAGCGGAAGGAATCGGCGAGGAAATTCTCGATCCAAAGGCCATGAGGAAGATTCGCGAGCGCTACAACTTTCTCGCATCCGACCTCGAGCAAGCACAAAGGGATAACGACGAAGCCCGGGGCACGAGAGCCCAGAAAGAGATTGATGACCTCAAGGAGCAGACGCTCTCGGCATGTGCTCTGGGTGGCAAGATACGCCGTGTGGGCGACGGCGTCGAAAGACTGCGCAAGCGCGCGCTAGCCGCCATCACGCGCGCCGTAGCCAAGATCGACGAGAGGCTCCCCCTCTTGGCGGTGCACCTTGACCACTCGATCGACACGGGACGCTTCCTCGCCTACCGACCCGACAGGGACCTTCACTGGGATACCTAACGGGCATATTCATCTCCGGAAGCCTCTTTTCAGCCCAAATGCCATTCCCGTGAACCGCAGCCCATCGCATGTCTGCTACACACTTGCTACGCGGGATGTAGCGATGCTACGTGCGGCGTAGCGGCTTGGGGGTGACAGCGGGACCGGCGGAACCGAACCTACCGTCGCCCCCGAGAACCTGGGCCGGGACCGCTGCGGGGGACGGCGAGCGAGAGTGCGAAAATGAACAAGTCGCGACTTTCTTCCCACCGACAGCGGGCGCTCAAGTTGATGCAGGAGATTGGCTTCGGGCGGATCGAGGCGCTTATGGTTCGCTCCGGCGAACCCGTCTTCGATCCGCCTCCCCGGGTCATCCGGGAGATCAAGTTTGGCGGCGAGAACGGTCCTCGTCCCGAGCTAAGCAGTCCGGACTTCGCGCTGAAGGCGCAGGTTTTGGAGCTTCTCGAACAATTCGACCGCCTTGGCAACGCTGTGATCGACGTGCTCGTCGTTAAGCATGGCCTCCCATTCGCCATGCAGGTCGCGGTGGATGGGACGTTGGGGTGACCCACCCCAAAGATCCAGACCTGACGTTCATCACGCAACTGTAGTCCATTGATCATTTCAGAACCGCATGACTGACGGCCACGCAGTGGAGTCGTCGTGGGTGCCGCCGACCTCGGCGACTCGCGGCAACTCCGCAGTCAATCCTGACTCCCGCCATGTCGGAAGGCACTCACGCGCTCCTCGAAGGCCACGAGGAGTAGTAGCATGGATGACCCGAATCGCCTTCCCCTTAACGACTATGCATCGAGACTAATCAAACACAAAGCCGGTCAACTTGTCGGCCGGTACGGATTTACGCGATCAGACCGCGCGGACATTGAACAGGGCCTAATCGCGCGCTTGCTCGAGCATATGTCGAAATACGGGTCCTTCCGGACTGGCGACCGGAAGTACCTCAAGCACGTGATCAATCAGAAGGTGGCGTCCATCGTCCGTCATCGCAAGGCGGCACGACGTGACTACCGCAGAGTCGAGTTCTCATTGAATGATCCGGCTGTTGATGAACACGGAGCGCCCACTGATCGTGGCCTGACGCTGCCATCAGATGCCGATCACCGGCTGCCGCACGATTCAGGCCACGTGAGGGCGGTCCAGGACCTGTGCCTTGATCTGGACGGGCTGCTGGATGGGCTCGATCCCAAACTGCGCGCGATCTGCGAGTTACTCATGGCGTATTCGATCAGCGAGACAGCACGCTCAATGGGCGTATCGCGAGGGGTTGTCTACGCCGCGATCAGCAAGCTCCGACGTCATCTCCGTGACGCGGGTTTGAACAAATATCTGGCAACAGAAGACGACACTTCTTCTACGGATCGCGTATATAAATAGTAGGAGAAGTGTTCGCGAGATATTGAGGAACTTCCAATGAAGGCTGGAATCTATCGTTACACTTTCAACGAATCCGTCTCAATGCCGGAAGCCGAGGCCACGCTGCAATTGGCAATTCTGGCGGCAGAGAGCCTCTTCGGCGAGGCCACCGTGCGGCTCAGTGCCGGTTACACGATCGACGAGGACAAGCGCGTCTGCGTGCTTGACGCCACCAACGAAGTGGGTCGCAGCATCTGTCAGATCTATACAGGGTACGTGACGCACGAATTTGGCGCTGATGCTTTTCGCGTGCGGCAGGTGGAGGCTGCTCAACGTGAGCCTGCCGAGGTCGCTGCGTGATCCCAGGCGATCCAGTCAAGAATGTCCTGGATCGCCTCAAGGGCGTGCGACGCTGCGGCTCGGGATACGAAGCGCTTTGCCCCGCGCATGACGACGATCGCGCGAGCTTGACGATCTCACGCGGTGACGACCACCGCGCGCTGCTGCACTGCCACCGCGGCTGTCCTCCGGAAAGCGTGTGCAGGGCAATAGGGTTGGAACTCGGCGACCTGTTTCCGTCCGACGGAAATGGCCGCGCCCGTATCGTCGCCACCTACGACTACCGCGACGCTGATGGGCAACTGCTCTTTCAGGTCGTCCGATTCGAACCGAAAGCCTTCCGTCAGCGCCGCCCAGACGGCAGGGGGGGCTGGATCTGGAAGCTCGGGCGCACGCCGCGTGTCTTGTACCGACTTCCGGAATTGCTGGTCGCCGGGGAAAACGACTGGGTCTTCGTCGTCGAGGGTGAGAAAGACGCGGACCGGCTGGTGGAGCTTGACCTCATAGCCACAGCCAATCCCCAGGGCGCCGGCAAATGGGGGAAGCTCTCCGACGATTCAGCCCTCCACGGGCGTCGCGTGGCGATCATCCCAGATGCGGATGCGCCAGGCCGGGCCCATGCCGGTGATGTCGCGCGACGCCTGCACGGGCGCGCCAAGGACATCCGGCTCCTTGAGCTGCCGGGCGTCTGGAAGGATGCGAGCGAGTGGCTGGCCGCAGGCGGGACGGTGGAGCAGCTGCGAGAACTCGTCGATACCGCACCATCCTATGAGCCGCCACCCGAGCCGTCGAGGAACAACGGCGAGAGGCACACCCAAGACCGTCCCAGCGTCCTGATAGACACGGACGAGCACCGGGTTGTCTGCGAGACCGTTGTGGCGTTGACCGCCGATCCGGACATCTATCAACGCGGCGGCATCCTCGTGCGGGTGGTCCGAAACGCTTTTCCCAACGACGGCATCCTCCGCGCGGAGGGAGGTGCCACCATCGGCCCACTCCCGGCGGCGAACCTACGCGAACGGATGACCCGCTTCGCAGCCTTCACCAAACACGACCGTGAGGGCAACGAGGCGTCGGCTCATCCAACAGCGTGGCTAGTGAATGCTGTGGACGCCCGCGGCGAGTGGCCCGGCATCCGCTATCTGGCTGGCGTGTCGGACGCGCCCGTCCTGCGCCGGGATGGCACAATCTGGCAGACACCGGGTTACGACGAGCGCACGGGAGTGTTGTTCGAGCCCGTTGGCAGCACTTCCTTCCCGCCGATACTCGACCGCCCCACCACCGATCACGTGCGTCGGGCCCTCAATGATCTGCTCGAGATGGTGTGGGATTTCCCGTTCGAGGCAGACGAACATCGAGCCGCGTGGTTGGCGGCGCTTTTGACACCTCTGGCCAGGTTCGCGTTCTCCGGCCCGTCTCCACTATTCCTGATCGATGCCAACGTTCGTGGGGCGGGAAAAGGCCTGTTGGTGCAGGCCATCGGCCACATCGTGCTCGGTCGCGAGATGCCGGTCAGCAGTTACTCGCACGACAGCGACGAGATGCGCAAGAAAATCACCGCGATCGCCATCGCCGGGGACCGGATGCTACTTCTGGATAATCTCGAGGGCCTCTTCGGCAACGACGCCCTTGACCGGGCGCTCACGACCACGCGTTGGAAGGACCGCATCCTCGGCAAGAGCCAGGAGATCGAACTGCCCCTGATTCCGGCGTGGTACGCGACCGGCAACAATGTCCATGTCGCCGCCGACACCCTGCGTCGGATCATCCACGTTCGACTCGATTGCCTGAATGAGCACCCGGAGAATCGGGCCGACTTTCACCACCCGAATCTCCTCGCCTGGATCGACGAGAACCGTGGAAGGCTGTTGGCCGCCTCACTGACGGTTCTTTCCGCGTACCTACGAGCTGGCCAACCATCAGGCAATCTCAAACCCTTCGGCAGCTTCGAGGGTTGGTCGGCCGTGGTGCGTGAAGCGGTGGTGTGGGTCGGCCTGCCAGATCCATGCCTGACACGGGTGATGCTGGCCGAGACGGCTGATATGACCACCGACGCTGTGGGCCAGTTCATCACCGCCTGGAGGCGGTATGACCCGTCTGACAACGGCATCGTCGTCTCGGATGTGCTCAATACCCTCTATCCGCCGCAGCGTGATCTCGCGCCCCGCGACGAGGCGAGCGTGGATATGCGAGCGGCGTTGGAGAATCTGGTGGGCTGTCCACCTGGAAAGACGCCAACGCCGAGGCAGGTCGGCAATCGACTGCGTGCTTCCCGCAGGCGGGTCATCTCAGGCGTCTATCTGGATTCCAACCCGAATGAGTACAGCCGCAGGGGTGCGGTTTGGAGGCTAAGGAATGTGGAGCAAGCTACGTGACCCGCGACTCTGCGGGTCTGCGAGTCTGATTGGCCCCTACACATATTTATTTTCATTGTTCTGTTTCCCACGCGCGAAGGGGGTCAGATCAGAGTCGCAGAGTCGTAGAGTCGCAACAGAATCATTGTATTCGGCACAAAGATAGCTTCAGGCTGTAATTCGGCGAAGGCATGGAGGTTTGATGATGAAGATTGAAACGGTCTCAGTTGACAGCGTGAAGGAGTACGAACGCAACCCGAGGGTCAACGACGGAGCCGTCGGAGCAGTGGCCAACTCGATCCGGGAGTTCGGCTTTCGGGTGCCGGTCATCTTGGACGGAGAGAACGTGTTGGTGGCAGGGCACACGAGGGTTAAGGCGGCGCGACAGTTGGGGATGACCGAAGTGCCGGCGGTCCGGGCCGACGACCTCACGCCGGAGCAGATCCGGGCGTACCGCATCGCCGACAACAAGACGGCCGACCTGGCGACGTGGGATTTCGATCTGCTTCCGGCCGAGCTGAGCGAGCTCCAAGGTATGGACGTCGACCTGTCCCTGCTGGGATTCAACGAGGACGAGCTGGCCAAGTTCCTCGACCCCGGCATCCAGGATGGCCTGACCGATCCCGACGAGGTGCCCGAGCCGCCCGATGAAGCCACGACGCAGCCGGGCGGCCTTTGGATCCTCGGCGATCATCGTCTGCTTTGCGGCGACAGCGGTAGCGAGGCCGACGTCGATCGGTTGCTCGACGGCGCGAAGATCCATCTGGTCAACAGCGACCCACCATACAACGTCAAGGTCGAGCCGCGCAGCAACAACGCAATCAGCGCAGGCTTGTCCTCGTTCCAGGCGACCGAGGCGAAGCGCCAGGGCAAGCTCAAGCACCATCAGGGCCTCGACCTCGCGCGGCATCCCACCAAGTCCAAAGCGACACATAAGAAGCTACGTGCGAAGGATCGTCCGCTGACCAACGACTTCGTCAGTGACGAGGAATTCGACCGGTTGTTGCGTGCCTGGTTCGGCAACATCGCCCGCGTGCTGCTTCCCGGTCGCGCGTTCTACATCTGGGGCGGCTACGCGAATTGCGGCAACTATCCGCCGGTGCTGAAGGCGTGCGGATTGTACTTCTCGCAGTCGATCATCTGGGACAAGCAACACCCGGTGTTGACGCGGAAGGATTTCATGGGAGCGCACGAGTGGTGCTTCTATGGCTGGCGCGAAGGGGCGGCGCACGTTTTCCTGGGGCCCAACAACGCAACCGATCTGTGGCGCGTCAAGAAGGTCAACCCGCAGAGCATGGTTCATCTCACGCAAAAGCCTACCGAACTGGCGACGCGCGCGATCCAGTGCTCGTCACGCGTCGGCGAGAACGTGCTTGACTTATTTGGTGGCAGCGGCTCGACGCTGATCGCGTGCGAGCAAACGGGGCGTAAGGCGTTTTTGATGGAGATCGATCCGCTCTACGCGGATGTCATCGTTCAGAGGTGGGAGCAGTTTACTGGCAAGAAGGCCGAGCGGATCTCAGGCCGTGACAACACCCCAGCAATGGCCGGGGTGTCGGAGGACGGTAAATGATGGTTGCGTCAGCTCTTCTCAGCCAGCGCGCAGAACTCGGTCATCGCGTCCTCGAACAGGAACGTCGATGCCGGGTACGTCCGCCTGTAGCGCGTCACCACGCAGCCGCGTTCCTTCAAGAACGCCAGGGCAACGGCGCTCTGAGTCGAGGACGTTCCGGCTCTGTCAGCCAGTTCGAGCAGCGTGAGACCTACCTCGTCGAGCTCCTGGGCCGCCTGTACCACGCGCTCGAAGGCCTCACGCCGGCAGCGGTGCTCGTAAGGCGTGCCGCGGATCGGGACGACCTTGCGGATCAGATGCCCGTCGACCACCTCGAACGTCTCCTGGCGCTCATGCGTCGTCATGGCGTCCTCCCGTCGCGGGCCGGTACTTCGTGCCGCACGTCTGGCATCCGACGATCTTGCCTTCTTCGTCGATCCAGATCAGCAGGCCCGGGCACGGTTCATTGCATTTGGGACATTCGCAGCCGGGCGGCACAGCCGGATGCGCAGCTTCGCCGCGGCCGACCGGGTCGCTGCGATCGGCTTTGCCCTCTTGCGGGCCATCGCTCATTTCACCGCCTCCTTGTTGAACGCGAACTGCCCGCGGCCCGCCTCGATGGCCTTCTGAATCTCCCGCAGCATCGCCGCGTACAGCGTCGCATGCGGCGTCTTGCCCGCCGGGCTTGTCCACAGCCCCTGCTCGGCCATGGCCGCGATCAGGTCCCGGCAGCCCATCGGTTGGCCCGCGGAGCGCAGCACCCTCGCCGCCGCGTCCAGGGCGCTCACCCGTTTGCCTGCCCCCGCAGACTTGCCGCCCTGGCGGCCACGCTTGGCCCGTGTGGCGTTCTTCTTGGCCTTGGCGGGGTCTGGCTTGGGGGAGGCGCCAGAGGGCGTCGTGGCCGCCCCCTTGGCCGACTTCGGGGCCTTCACCTTTGCCCGCAGGCGCTGGGCGCTTTTGATACGGATCTTCTTGTTCGTCGCGAGGTTGGTCGCGTCCCACCCCCCTTTGGGGTTCTCGCTGTCGATGCGGACCGGCACCAGCCGGTCGCTGACCTTGGCGGTGTACACCGCCCCCATCTTGACCTCGTTCTTCTTCATGATCGCGTTCTCCTTTCGGCACGCCCCATTGCGTGCAGTCCCATGAAGCCGTCGGTGGCGACACACATCAAGCTAATTCTGCCAACATTCGAGCGGTTTTCGGAAGATTCTTCGCAGTCGTCCGCGCTGACGAGCGAGGCACGCAACAACGTGTCAAGACACGGTGGAGGATGTCCTAAGTGACCGGACAGACCGACAGCATGACAGAGACTTCAACGGGACGCCGCCGTCTACCGACTGTGACCGTCAAGCGCCCGCGCTGCCCGGTATGCGGCGGCGTGCGGCTCTACAAATACCGCTCGCTGTCTGATCTGGGCGACGGCAGCGCGCTGTGGTGGGTGCGCTGTCGCAACTGTGATCACAGGTTTCGCGTCCAGTTGGTGTGAGACACACGTTTTCAACGCGGCGTAACGCGCACGGCCTGAAAGCGATTGCGTTCCTGACCGCCGAGCCGGAGGCGCAGCGAGCCGGCACCGGTGCGGACATTCAAGTCTGTTTTTCTCTTCGAAGTGCTCAACCGTGTTCTAAGCTGGGTCTACCCGGGCTTACGACGGATCCTGGCGGGCCTACTACGGATCGTCGAGTATGACCACCTCGCGCCGCTCCGGCCGGAACAGGCGAAATGAACAGTTCGAATCCGGCTCGGTGGGGTCCTCCGCGGAAGGGTTGTTCTCCGCCGCTTTGGTGAGCACGGAATAGACGGTCAGCCCGCTGCGCGTCACGGCCATCTTCAACGGCCTTTCATCAAACGGATCACGCGGCACGGCCTCAATGTACCGAGGAACGAGTTCATCCAATGAACGGGGAAAGGAGCCGTGATCGAGTCGATACAACTCGGCGGCCAGCGCGAGTCGGGCGCAAGCCTCCTCCGCGTGAATCCGAGCGTTGAGTTGTGTCACATTGGTCCTGGCCGGCGTGAGAATCTTGGCGAACTTATGGAACCAGCCCCACGAGTCCGCCCATGCGTCCGCCGCCCGCGCCTGCCGCATCATCTCGGCCGGATCACCGTTGGCGGCGATCAGTGGCGCGAGGGCATCACAGATGCGACGCTGATTGGCACGGATATACCCGTCCGTCATTAAGGGTGAAACACGATCGGACACCAGGGAGGGCCACTTGTTAACGAGGATGTCTTCGAGCAGGTGGGCCAGGTACGCCCGTTCGCCCCACCAAGCGTATCGAAGGCGCTGAAGGTCCGCGTGCTCCTTGAGCACAGCCTGCCATTCGGCCAGAGTCGCGCGCGGAACCGAGCCTGTCCTCAGACTTGCCGCGATCATGTGAAGGCTGACTGAATCACTGGCCATCCGCACGAGTGCCCATATGACGCTCGGCTCATCCGCAACGCCCGCCCCCAGGTTCCAGTTGACGCGCACCTGGTCCCAGGCCTCCTCACGCCGCCCGTCGATGATCATCAGGTACACGTTGGCAGCCAGCAGCTTGCACGCGACTCTGTAGCGGCGGGACCTGTCAGGATCGTCTTCGAGCGTTGGGTCACTCCAGTCGCGCGGCATCCGGCCGTACGGGAGCTCGCGCAGCTTCTGGAGTTCACCGAGCACGTCACGATGTCGTCGTATGAAGCGCCGTGTCGGACGGATGGCATGTCGGGGGATCCCGTCGTAGAAATCCGCATCCACCTCGAGCTTGATAATCGGAAGCAATTTCGCCTCTTCGCCGATCGTGATCAGCCGATCTTCCAGCCGAGCCACGACCAGAGCGCTGTTCCTGTCATCAGGAATCGAGGGTCTGCGGGCATCGATCTCCTCGAAAGTGACGGGCTGACCCTCGACGCGGAGCTGACGCAGGTATTCATCCCACGTTTCGGTCGCCACGACGGCCCAGATGAAGGCCGCCACCAGCGGGATCAGAAACAGATCGACCAGCTTTTCTAGGAACCACCTGCCCATGCCTTCGCCTCGGTTCGTTGGATCCGGTCGGAGCCGTCAGCACAGCCTAGCACGGTGCCCTCGGACTCTAACTGACATCTCCCATGTGCCGTTTCCGCCGTTGCCATTCTACCGGAACCAGCCCCTCGACCGCCACCGCGACCGGCCAGATTCATCCGGAATGCGTCTTTCGTTGCGGTTGATCCCTTGAATCCCACACCACAGAGGGGCTTCCGCCACCATTCCGCGCAGCACCAACCGTGCCTCCCGTCGGCTCTCGCACGGTCATCAAGCGTCGCCGTCATCCGTTTACGTCACGACCTTCGCAACGGTCTTGATCAACTTCTCGAGCAGCGTGGTCAGTGACCAGTGTCGAATGCTCCTGGGCAAAGCTAGCGGACGTTCCCCAGGTTGTACGCCAGTGCAAGCAGTGAGCCCGATTGTCCTTGAAAGCCCGGCAGGACAAGGCCGTGTGGTGGGTGCGCTGCTGCCACTGCGACCGCCGCTTCCGGGTCGAACTGGAGTGACAGCTTTTTTCTCGCGCCATTCCGCGCGTTGGAATCACGCCATCGATCAACGTGCTATCATCCAATGGAACCTATTGGAGAAGACCGTGCCGAATCGACCGCCGAGACATCGACCGCCGCGCATAGAATGCACGTCGCACAACGCGCGTCCGCGTTCGTCGCCGTCGAAGCGCGGCTACGGACGCCGGTGGCGACGGCTGGCGCGTATGTACCGCCGCGACCATCCGATGTGCGCCGATCCGTTCGGCGTTCATGCTGCCGAGGGCGTGCCGGCGCTGGGTGAGCACGTCGATCACATCGTCCCGCGCAGCGCCGGCGGCACGGACGACGGGTCCAATCTCCAGACGCTCTGTGCCCGTTGTCACTCGCGCAAGACGGCGCTGTGCGACGGTGTCTTCGGTAATCTAAGACGCCCCCCCCGAACCCCCCCCGAGGGGGGGTCATTTTCTGTGCGCGCTCGTAGCGGATACCATGCGGCCAGCGTCACGTTTTTTTTTAGGGTTTTGCTATGGGGGGGGAGGGGGTCAAAACCGCCTTGGGGGGCCTGAAAACGCGGAAAACGGCTCCCGTGATGGCCGCAAAAGCGGCGTGAAAACGCCCCCAAACGGGACGTTGTTCGCAGGAGGTTGAACCATGGGACGACGAGGTCCACCGCCAACGCCGACGTCGATCCTGAAACTGCGGGGTAGCGCTCTGGTCAACAAGCGCCGGGAGCAGTCCGAAGCCAAGGGGCCGTCGGGCAGGCCCCGATGCCCCACGTGGCTTGACGCCGACGCCAAAGCCGCGTGGCGGCAACTGGTGCCGCTGTTGGAGATGATGCGGGTGCTCACGCGGATCGACGGTTACGCCCTGGCCCGGTATTGCCGGCTGTGGTCGCGCTGGCGCAAGGCAGAGGCCTTCATCGACGAGCGGGGCGAGATGTACCCGCTCAAGGACGAAAGCGGCCGGGTCAAGTGTTTTCAGCAGTGGCCGCAGGTCGCGGTCGCGCACAAGCTGGCTCTGCAGCTCACCCGGCTGGAGCAGGAGTTCGGCATGACGCCAGCCGCCCGCACCTGCCTCCAAATCGACGTACGCGCCCAGGCGGAGTCCAGTCCCTTGGAGCGCTTCTTCCAAGACCGATGACCTGCTTCTGTTTTTCCCCGGCTACAGTCCGTTCGCCACCGCCGCCAGCTGCTGCTTCGACCGGTCAGCGGCGAAGCGCGCGATCGACTTCTTCCACGAGTGCCTGACGTTCACCGCTGGGCAGTGGATGGGCCAGCCCTTCCGGCTGGAGTCGTGGCAACAGGCCATCGTGGGGAACCTGTTCGGCTGGAAGCGCCCCGACGGCACGCGCCGCTTCCGTGAGGCGTTCATCTACGTGCCGCGCAAGTCCGGCAAGAGCGAGATGGCCGGCGGCCTGGGGAACTTGCTGACGTTCGCGGACGGGGAGCCCGGGGCCCAGGTGTACTGCGCCGCCGCCGATCGCGAGCAGGCCCGGCTGGTGTTCAACGCCGCCAAGACCATGGTCCAGGCTGAGCCGGAGCTGGCCTCGCGCGGCCGCGTCTACACCAACGCGATCATGGTCGAGGCCACCGGCAGCGTGCTCAAGGTGGTCTCGGCCGAGGCGTATTCCAAGCACGGCGTCAACGCCCACGGCGTCATCATAGACGAGCTGCACGCCCAGCCCAACCGGGAGTTGGTGGACGTGCTGACGACCTCGACCGCCGCCCGCCGGCAGCCGCTCATCGTGTACATCACGACCGCCGACTTCGACCGGGACTCGATCTGCAACGAGAAGTACGACTACGCCTGCAAGGTGCGGGACGGCGTGATCGACGACCCGGCGTTCCTGCCCGTGATTTACGAGGCCCCCTCGGACGCCGACTGGACCGATCCGCAAGTTTGGGCCGACGCCAACCCCAACCTGGGCGTCTCCGTCAGCGAGGAATACCTGGAGCGTGAATGCCAACGCGCCCAGGAGACGCCCACCTACGAGAACACCTTCAAGCGGCTGCACCTGAACATGAAGACCCAACAGGACGTGCGCTGGCTGTCGCTCGAGCAGTGGGACGCCTGCGGCGGCGCGGAGATCGATGAGGCGGACTTGGAGGGGCAGGAATGTTACGCCGGGCTGGACCTGTCCACGACGACCGACGTCAGCGCGCTGCTCCTGCTGTTCCAGGGCGACGACGGTGAGGTCGGGCTGTTGCCGCGCTTCTGGGTTCCGGCGGACAACGCCCGCAAGCGCGAGCGTCGGGACCGGGTCCCCTACCAGACCTGGGCCCGGCAGGGGTTCATCGAGATGACCGAAGGCAACGTCGTCGACTACGACGTTATCCGTCGGAGGATCAACGAACTCGGAGAGCGCTTCAAGATCCGCGAGATCGCCATCGACCGATGGAACGCCACGCAGTTGGCGGTTCAGCTTCAAGGCGACGGCTTCGAGGTCGTCACCTTCGGACAGGGCTTTCGCGACATGAGCGGGCCGACCAAGGAACTGGAAAAACTGGTCATCTCCGGCAAGCTCCGCCACGGGAACCACCCGGTGCTGCGCTGGATGGCATCGAATGTGTCCGTGGAAACTGACGCCGCCGGGAACCTCAAACCCAGCAAGAAAAAGAGCACCGAACGAATCGACGGCATCGTGGCCGGGATCATGGCCCTGGGCCGGGCGATCCTCCAGCCCCAGGTGCCCCAGTCTGTCTACACCGAGACCCGCGGCCTCGTGTTCATCTGACCGTGAGCCAACCGGCTCCCGAATTCCTGATCGTGCGGCGAAGCGTTTCCCGACGACCGCGGTCCCCGACGACAACCCACGCCGGGGACCAGACGCGCCATCACACATTCGCTCATGACCCCGTCCGCCCGCGCCCGCCTCCAAGTCGACGTACGCGCCCAGGCGGAGCCCAGCCTCTTGGAGAGCTTCTTCCAAGACCAATGATCTGCTTCGGTTCATCCGCACCAGCAGGTCATAGTGGGCCCGAAAAGCACCCCGTCCTGCGATGGCCCCGAATGTCGCGGTAGAGACGGACGCCGCCGGGAATCTGATGCCCAGCAAGAAGAAGAGCACCGAGCAGATCGACGGGATCGTGGCCGGGATCATGGCCCTCGGTCGGGCCATGCTGCGTCCCCAGCGCCGCCGCTCCGGTTATGAGACCCGCGGCATTCGGCGCGTCCGGTTGCGAACGTGTCGGGTCGAAGTCCTTTGA